TCTGGGTGTTCTGGAATGCGCATTGAGCGACGCCTACGGCACTGATGCCGAGATCATGTCTCTGAAAGCCGACAGCGACACGGCGAGCATCGTGTTCAGATATGGCGGCACGGCTTACTCGGTGCAGTTCGGGCTGGCGTTTTAGGGGGTGCGGGGAATGACAGTCACAAAACGCTGTATCATGATACCTGTGGACGAGTTACAGCCTCACCCCGACAATCCCCGCAAGGATATAGGCGATGTTACTGAGCTGGCTGACAGCATCAGGGCGAACGGCATCTTCCAGAACCTGACGGTGCTGAGGAACAAAGACCCCGAAACGGGCAAGTCCACCGTCATCATCGGGCACAGGCGGCTTGCGGCGGCAAAGCTGGCAGGGCTGGAAAAAGTCCCCTGCATGGTAGTGGATATGGACGAGAAAGAGCAGATAAGCACCATGCTGCTGGAAAATATGCAGAGGTCTGACCTGACGATATACGAGCAGGCGCAGGGCTTCCAGATGATGCTGGACATGGGTGAAACGCAGGACAGCATATCAGAGAAAACAGGGTTTTCCAAGACCACCGTGCGACACAGGCTGAAACTGCTGGAGCTTGACCCCGAAGAGTTCCGCAAGGCGCAGGAAAGACAGCCTAACCTCAGCGACTACATCAGGCTGGAGAAGATAACCGACCCCGAGCTGAAAAGCAAGGCTCTCGCGGCTATCGGGACGGCGAATTACAACTGGACAGTCGAGAACTGCCTACGCCGCCAGCGTGAAGCTGACATAAGGAGCGAATGGCTCGCCCATATCGACAAGCTGTTCGTAAAAGAGGACTACGACCCCGACCGCAAGGTGGTAAAGACGGTCTGCATGAACAGCCGCATGACCGATGATGACAAGGCAGAGCTTGATAATTTGGAGGACGGCGACACCGCCTGCACCCTCAGCTACTGCTACACTGAGGGCAACAACTACCTCTACATACAGGGCGAAAAGCGGGACAAGTCCCAGCCGAAGTGGGAGGAAGAACAGCGTGTCCGCACCGAACGCATAGAGCGCATCAGGGCGGTGCAGGCTCAGGCGCAGAAACTGCGGAAAAGGTTTATCAGAAGGTATTCGTCAAAGCGTGGTCACAGGGCATGGATCATGCGGGCTATGTTTTCGCTCGAAGTTGACTTTTGCGACGTTAACTGGAACAGGGTGGCTGATACACTGGGAATTCTACCTTCGGAAGATGGCTTCCGGAGCGACACGATCGTGGAGAACAGCGACTTTGTCATGGCTTGCATCGACTCACCCGACAAGGTGCTGCTAGCCGCTATCGCAGACTATGTCGAGGATAACGACAAGCGGATATACGCCTGGGACGGCAGTTACAATCGCAACGAGGAGCTTGAACAATGGTACAGGACGCTTGAAAATCTCGGTTACAGCATAAGCGACGAGGAAAAAGCGATGCTGGACGGGACACATGAGTGTTTTGAGAAGAAAGAGGAGGAAACCTAAATGTCAGTAAAGATCAACACACTTGAATTCGAGAATGTAAAGCGTATAAAGGCGGTACAGCTTGCACCTGCCAAGAACGGTCTGACCGTTATCGGCGGAGACAACGCACAGGGTAAGACCTCAGTGCTGGATGCCATAGCGTGGGCGCTGGGCGGCGAGAAGTTCCGCCCCTCGTCACCTAAGCGTGAGGGCTCGGTGACAGACCCTCACCTGAAAGTCACACTGGACAACGGTATCATAGTTGAGCGTTCGGGGAAGAACGGTGCGCTGAAAGTCATCGATCCTGCGGGCAACAAGGGCGGACAGACACTGCTCAACAGCTTCGTTGAGCAGCTTGCCCTCGACCTGCCGAAGTTTTTGAACTCCACCGGCAAGGAAAAGGCGGATACTCTGCTGAAAATAATCGGCGTGGGCGACAAGCTGTACCAGCTGGAGCGCACCGAAAAGACCACCTACGACCGCCGCACGGAGATCGGGCGCATAGCGGATCAGAAAGCAAAGTTTGCCAAGGAACTGCCCACCTACACGGGCGTGCCCGATGAACCCCTTTCCGCAGCAGACCTTATCCAGAGCCAGCAGGAGATCATGGCATATAATGCTGAAAATCTCCGCAAGCGCCAGCAGCGGGACTACTACAAGTCTCAGCTGGAAGTGGCTGAAACTGCGTTGAAACAGGCGCAGGAGCGCTACGACGCAGCGTTGAACAACTTTAAGCTGGCAAACGTGGACATATCTCAGCTGGAAGACAAGTCCACCGAAGAGCTGGAGCGCAACATAGCCGAGATAGACGAGATAAACAAGAAAGTCAGGGCGAACCTGGACCGTGAAAGAGCCGAGCAGGAAGCCAAAGACCTCCGTGACCAGTACAACGAGCTGACACATCAGATAGAGAATCTGAGACAGGAGCGCCGTGAACTGCTGGAGGGTGCCGACCTTCCGCTGGAGGGGCTTAGTGTTGAAAACGGCGAGCTTATCTACAAGGGGCAGAAGTGGGACTGCATGAGCAGCTCCGAGCAGCTGATAGTCGGCGCATCTATCGTGCGCAAGCTCAACCCAGACTGCGGCTTTGTGCTCCTGGACAAGCTGGAACAGCTGGACAGCAAGACCCTCGAAGAGTTCGGCAGCTGGCTGGAAACTCAGGGCTTGCAGGCGATAGCCACAAGAGTTTCCACAGGCGACGAGTGCGCTGTCATCATCGAAGACGGCATGGAAGTCAGAAAAGTTACAGAACCTAAAACATGGAAGGCAGGAGAATTCTAATGAATATCACAACAGGAGTACAGAACAGACCCATAAAAGCAGTGATATACGGTCCCGAAGGTATCGGCAAATCGACCTTTGCGGCGCAGTTTCCTCAGCCGCTTTTTATCGACACTGAGGGCAGCACCACAAGGCTCGACGTAGCAAGGACAGACACCCCCACAAGCCTGGCTATGCTGAGCAGTATGCTCGATGAACTCAGGCGGGATATGCAGGGCTATAAGACCCTCGTTATCGACACGGCTGACTGGGCAGAGCGCCTTTGCACTAAAGCAGTGTGCGAGAAGAACAGCAAGGCAGGAATAGAGGAGTTCGGCTACGGCAAAGGCTTCACCTATGTATACGAGGAGATGGGGCGCATACTCAACCAGCTGACGGATATATGGGAACATGGTACAAACATCGTCATCACAGCCCACGCAGCTATCAGGAAGTTTGAACAGCCTGATGAGATGGGCGCTTATGACCGCTGGGAGCTGAAACTGATAAACGCCCCCAAGTGCAACGTCTGCGCCATGATAAAAGAGTGGGCTGACCTGGTGCTGTTCGCCAACTACAAGACTTACTCGGTGGCGGTGGACAAGGACGGCAAAAAGCACAAAGCACAGGGCGGCGAACGTGTGATGTACACCACGCATAACCCTTGCTGGGACGCTAAGAACCGCTTTGACCTTGCACCCGAACTGCCGTTTGACTTCGGGCAGATAGCGCATATCTTCACACCTCAGCAGGTACAGCAGAACGTTCGGCAGACAGCAACGCAGACCCCGCCGCAGAGCGTTCAGACCGAACAGCAGACAGTTCAGCAGACAGCGCCCACCACAGACGGCTTTGAGGACATGACCCCCCGTCAGCTCAACATACCCGACAGTCTGCCGAAGGAGCTTAAAGACCTGATGCAGGCAAACGGCGTAGACGAAAGCGACATAAGGCTGGTTTGCTCACAGCGAGGGTATTTTACCTATGACACCCCCGTGACCGCATATCCGCCCAACTTCGTCATGGGCTGTCTGGTAGGCGCATGGGCGCAGATGCTCCCGCTTATCAGGGAAAATCAGGCGATACCATTCACAGTAGGAGGTAAATAATTATGGCAGCATACGATCAGGATTTTTTTGAATACGGCTGGGAGGACATGATAAGCGACGAGGGCAAGGAGTTCGTGCTCCTGCCCGAGGGCGACTATGACTTCACGGTCAGCAAGATAGAGAGGGCAAGACACGCAGGCTCGGAAAAGATGCCACCCTGCAACATGGCTAAGGTCACAGTGACGGTCTGGGGCAAGGAGGACAAGACAGAGATAACCGAAAATCTGTTTCTCTGCAACAAGATGGAATGGAAACTCAGTCAGTTCTTCCTCAGTATCGGCTTGAAAAAGCATGGCGAACCGCTGAAAATGAACTGGGCGGCGGCTCAGGGCAGGTCGGGCAAGTGTCACGTTTATGTGGATACCTTCAAGAAGAAAGACGGCAGTGGTGAGGGCAGGTCCAATAAAATACGCAAGTTCCATGCATACGACGACAACGTGCAGACCCTCAGCCCGCAGGTGAACGGTCAGCAGACATACACACAGCCGCAGGGTGGTTATCCTCAGCAGGGGTACTCTCAGCCGCAGAACTACAACACACCGCCCGCTAACGTCGGCTGGAAAGCGGGGTCGTTCTGATGACTTTGCGACCGTATCAGAACGAGGCGAAAGCCGCCGTGCTGAAAGAATGGGACGAGGGAAACAGCAAGACCCTCCTCGTCCTGCCTACGGGCACGGGCAAGACGATAGTTTTTTCCAGCATCACAGAGGAGTGTGTCCGCAGGGGCGAGCGGGTGCTTATCCTCGCACACAGAGGAGAGTTGCTGGAACAGGCAGCGGACAAGCTGAAAAAATCCACAGGGCTGGGGGCAGCGGTGGAAAAGGCAGAACAAAGCTGTCTGGGGTCGTGGTACAGAGTTGTGGTCGGCTCTGTACAGACCCTTATGCGGGAAAAGCGCTTGTCAGGCTTTTCGGCTGACTACTTTGACGACATCATCATAGACGAGGCACATCATGCGATATCGGACAGCTATCAGACAATACTGAGGCATTTTTCGCAGGCAAAAGTGCTGGGTGTGACTGCTACCCCCGACAGGGGCGATATGCAGAACTTAGGGCAGATCTTTGACAGTCTTGCCTACGAGTACACCCTGCCGAAAGCCATAAAAGAGGGCTATCTCTCGCCCGTCAAGGCAGTGACTATACCGCTGGAGCTTGACCTTTCAGGCGTGGCTATGCAGTCGGGGGACTTTAAGGCGAGCGATATCGACACTGCCCTCGACCCATACCTCTATCAGATAGCGGACGAGATGAAGAACTACTGCGCAGACCGCAAAACGGTGGTGTTCCTGCCGCTGGTAAAGACTTCGCAGAAGTTCCGTGATATACTCAACGAACGAGGGTTCAGGGCGGCAGAAGTCAACGGCGAAAGTCCCGACAGGGCTGAGATACTGGCTGACTTCGACAGCGGCAAGTATAATGTACTGTGCAACTCCATGCTGCTGACCGAGGGCTGGGACTGCCCGTCGGTAGACTGCGTTATCGTCCTGCGTCCCACGAAAGTCAGGGGACTGTACTGCCAGATGGTAGGCAGGGGCACAAGGCTCTGCGAGGGCAAAAAAGACCTGCTGCTGCTGGACTTCCTGTGGCACACCGAGCGCCACGAGCTGTGCAGACCCGCCCACCTTATCTGCAAGGACGAACAGGTAGCAGCGCAGATGACGGCGAACATGGCAGATCAGGCAGGCTGTGCGGTCGATCTGGAAGAAGCCGAAGAAAAGGCAGCAGGCGATGTGGTGGCACAGCGTGAGGAAGCCCTTGCCGAACAGCTGAAAGAGATGCGCACCCGCAAGCGCAAGCTGGTAGACCCTTTACAATATGAGATGAGCATAGCAGCGGAAGATCTGTCAAGCTATGTGCCCGCCTTTGGCTGGGAGTGCGCACCGCCCTCCGACAAGCAGAAGGCAAGGCTGGAAAAGCTGGGCATCTTCCCCGATGAGATAGACAACGCAGGCAAGGCGGCGCTGATACTGGATAGATTGGAAAAGCGCAGGAACGAAGGTCTGACGACACCAAAGCAGATACGTCTGTTGGAGTCAAAGGGCTTCCTGCACGTCGGAGAGTGGAGCTTTGAACAGGCAAGCTCGATGATCTCCCGCATAGCCGCCAACAACTGGCGGGTGCCTTACGGGGTCGAGCCTAAGTCGTATGTGCCTGAAAGCAAAGGAGCGTCAGAAGAATGGACAGCATTTTAAATATACTGAAAAAGATAGACCCCTCGACC